ATTTTTCATTAAAATCTATGTTAGCTTTGCTTATTACTGAGAGTGTTACTACAACAGGTATCCTCTCATTATTAAAATCTAAAAATTCAACATTTGGTATCATAATATTATTTTTTATGCGTCCCAATCAATATGAGCACTATTATCATCAAAGTAGAATGCGTCTAAAACTTCCATTACCTGATTTAATTTGTAAATCAAAATAAAGCTAATTTGATTTTTTTGATTATTAGTTAAAGCCTTATAATCCTGATAAGCAGTAGTTGTATCAGCTATATAAGTAGTGTAATTAACATCAGTAATACCGTCTGGCAAAGGTAGATTACTAATTAATTCTATTACATCTAAAACATCCTGATCTAACAAATCTACTTGTGTAACTCCAGTTAATAAAGGCTTCTCTGTCAAACGTAAATTAAATGATATACCTTGTTTACCTTTAATATTAAGCTCCCTTGTTAGTTCCATTACATATGCTCTACCAAGCCACTGTTCATTGCCAGGGTAACTAATTCTAAAATATAATAAAGTCTGATTACTTACATATGATAACAATTCATCATAGCCAATTTCATTACTACCATACCCATCTGAAGCTATTGCTGTTACAGAAAAATTACCAATCGAGAACGTCATTGGCAGTTGCTCCTTCACCATTCCTACTGTTTCAAACGAAGTTACATCTTCGTAACTTAATGCAAAATCAGGTCCGTTGCATTCATAAGCAAACTTAACACTTTTATAATTAGTACCGTCTGTACTTAATTCTACTTTTGTTCCCTTGCCTATTATACCATACTGCAGTGTTGGTAAAATTGAAGGTACTAACGATGTGCCAGTGTGCTTTGTAATCTCACCTGTTAACTGCAGTGTAATTTCGTAGGTCATTATTTCTGTAACCACACACGTAATCGGCATCTGCGAAATGTAAGCATTAAAGGTATACTCTTTATAACCTGTCTCGGTTTTAAAAGCAATTAAAAACTCATTCAACGTTTTATTGAACATCAAATTCAAGTATTTATCATATTCGCTAGCTAAATACTGCATTTCAACAGTAAACTCACCTGCCGAAATCATTCCAGCTTGAAAACTATCAAAGTCGCCAGCTACTCCATACTGCGTTATATCTAACTCGTCTGGCGATGCTGACGGATATCCTATATTTCTCGCACCAGCCATGTTTACATAACTGCTGCCTTCTTTGATACATAATCTCGTATCTTTTCCTATTAAAATTTTTGTTGCCATATTTTTTATTGTTTAAAAATTTCTAAATTAAAATTAACTGTAAAGCATTTTAGCATGTTATTGTATTCATCTTGATAGTCATAGCTAAATATATCAGTAGTTTGCTCAATTTGTATAAACTGAATATTACCATATGTAGTGCCTTCCAGCTGTTCTAAATAACTAATCACATCACTAATCAAGCTGTAGCTATCATCATATTTATAATCCCGCGTAGTTATTTGAATAGAAGGTCTCCTGAATTTAGCTCCATCAAACGTAAAATCAGGGCTTCTACCAGCTACATCGTAGACAGCTACGCACTTTTGTGGTGTAATAGGCATTATATTTACATATGTATATGTAAATCCTTTGCTAACTAAATAGTCTTTTATAATACCTGCTATACCTGTCATTTGCTATGCTTCTTTAATAATTCTTTAAAATAATTTTCGTTGCTAACTATATGCGTTTCAAAATACTTTGCACCACTGCCAGGTTCTCTGAACCGTTGATTTACTGCTTCGTGCACTATAGCAGCATATTCTGCAGCAAAGCCAATAACAGCTGTCGGTTTATTAATAGTATAAGCAATTCTGCACTCACTTTCACACCTGCTAATTAAATTATTGTCTTGCTTTGCACCACTTCCATCTTTTCTGCCTTTGCTATAAGTAAAAAACATACTATTTCTTAAATTGCCAGTGTCTTTGGGCACTGTAGGAGTAACAGTCATAGCATCTTGCCTAACTTTAGCATAGAATTCAAAAAACACCTTGTCGGTCTCGCCTTTGTAATCTACGAGATATTTATTTATATCTTTTATAGCACTCTCTATGCCTTCTAATCTAACTGTTACAGCCATACTTCATAATATTTAATGTTACTACTTTTATCAGTGTGCTCTGCAACTTGCAAAATCTTATAGCAGTTAGCAAGTTCTAACGG